TTTGTTGAACATTCCTAACAACTTCATTACCTAAGTTTCTTATGGATTTATCTTGGTCAGATAGTTTCTGCTTTACACCTAATTGATCTCTAAGTTCAGCATTTAACTGTCTGGTGAAGTCTAGGTTTCTAGCATTATCTGCTGCTGCTTTATCAGAATATTGGTTACCTTTTGACTGGAGATTGTTGGTTTCTTTCTTCTCCTTATTAAGTTCCTTTTGATTTTTAACTTCGTCTGCTTTAGCCACTTGAAATAGTTTATTATAAATAGGAAAGGCCCTTACTTCTGGGCCTTTGCTGTATAGTCTGCGCTTCTTATTGCAGGACCTTTAGGAGTACTACCTTTTAAAGTAGATTTACCTGAAGCTTTTTTAGCTGCTTCTGCTTCTTTTTCGTAGAAATCGTTTATTTTTCTAAAAGTAAACTGCCTTAACCATACTGGCATGTTATAAATAGTATGGAAATCATAGCCTCCTTTACCGTGAAAGACTATTTCATGTATTTGAGAAAATAAATTTACTTTATATTGCGAAGTCAGGCCAAAGAAAGGTAACTCCCAACGGGATGTCTACCCCCTCCTCTGGGCCATCTTCTGGATAGAATTTTAAATCCACATCTGGCTGTATACCGGATAAGTGTTTTCTAAATGCTCTTGAATCTCTAGCTAAGAATTGATCATCTACGAAATCTCTTATGAATTTAGTATCACCATTACCGTCTACGGCAATAATCATATGTTTTAATCTAGTAGAAAGCTCAGGTGAAGCATCTTTAGTAATTTTTTTTACTCCTTTTACTTCCTGTTCTACTTTAAGTTCATCCCCGTGAGAGAGAAGCTTATACGTTAGTTCGTTCTTTGTTGTAGGAAGAGTATATTTAAACTCATTTTTACCTTTAGATACAAGTTTTTCATCAAAAGGCTTATTTTCTATTTGGGTTAAATCTACTTTGATCTTTTCGCCTTGATATGTGAATTCATAATCAGCTCCGTAACCTAGAATTCTTGCTGCTACTAAAATAGCATTTTTATCTCCTACTAATAATTCATTATAATTAATTTTTTTGTCAACTATTAATGATTTTAGTAGTTTATCAATAACTATTCCTTTCTGAATATAGTTTTGATTAGTTAGAATATCTTCTTCTTTTGCTGTCATATACTTCATCTCTATAGTTCCAGAGGAGAGTATTGAATCTTCAGGGTAAAGAAGCCCTTTCGATGGTAAATCAACGATTTCTGTAGGGAATTTTTGTTCTGTGCTCATAAATTTTATTAGTTATAACTAGTCTTATATAAATATAAGAATAAAAAAAACTTTTACCAACTATAATAAAATAAAAAACCCGACATAAAGCCGGGTCTTAAATATATTTGGCATGTATTAGTAGTTAAGTACGCAGTAATCCATATCTACTGTTATGGATAATTCTGCTACTTCAGAGTTACTCCAATCGAAGTCTCCTTGGGACATTGATGTTATAAATGCTCCTTTAATTACCCATTCAGAAACGATGTCTCCTACTGGGCCTAGTACGTTTAATGTTAGATCTTTCTTATAGAAGTCTGAATAACCAGCTCTACCGGTTACTGATTCGTATGATAGACGAGCCCAGTCCATTACTTTTTGAGCTCCAGAAGGTGTAATTGGATCATATAATGTCATATCCATTGTACCCCATTCTCTTTTTCCACGAATCTTTCTATAAGTGTTAATATGATCGAGTTTTATTGATTCATCCTCGAACGAGGGAGCAGAAACTTGCTTAATCATGAAAGATGGTATTGCATCGATATACATGATAAATCTATTCTGTACCTTTGGTTCAAAGGCCTGAAACATTACTTCAGAAGGTGATAATACTGCCATGTTTGTTTTATTTTAATATAAATATCTACTTTTTAAATTAAGCCGTAAATGTTGCTCCAGTAGGCTCGATTGTAAAGTCAAGAACTATGAATTCAACTGTCTTAGCTGGTTGAATAAATATCTGACCGATCAATTGATTTCTGTCGATTACGTCGGCTGTATTGTTTGACTCGTCCATTACAATTCTAAAAGCGTAAAGTCCTTGTCTTTGTACTACTGATTCTAGGAACGGATTAACTTGTGATAAGAAATTGTTTCTAGTATTAATAGTATTTTGTTCAAATACTAAAGTTCTTGATACATCGTTCACAAACTTCTTAAGTTCTATTAAGAGACGTCTTACATTTACTCTATCAAGTGCTGATTTCTTTTTCTGTAAGGTCTTCTGACCGAATACTGAAATACCAGCTCCTGGGAATGTAGCAATTGGGTTAACATTTGCATTATATAGAGTATCTCTTTGAGTTCTAGTTAATTTTCTTTCTGCTTGAATTACGTCTGAAATTCCTCCTCTAGTTAAACCTGCTGGTGCAAACCATGGTGCTGCTGCATTGTCTGTGAATGCATATACTCCTGGGATTACTACTGATGCAGGAATCCATACATTTTTACCTGTAGAAGATTGAGTCTGCAACCAAGGCCAGTAGGTTGCTGTAAATGAACTATTTACTGTACTAGCTGCTGCTGTTACGTTAGATACTGTAGCTCCGTACTGCTCAAGATCTATTACTGCTATAGTGTCTCCTCTAGTTTCTGCTAAAGAGATAATTGAATCTAATTGTGTTTTATGTGTACCGAAGTCATATATAAGACCTGGTGCTGATATAATATTGAAAGCATACTCGTCTTTATTACCTAGTAGAGAAATACTATCTACGTAGTTAGCTCCTACTAATCCCTGAGTATCTGTATTTGTAATATCACCAAAGTATTTATCTCCAGCATTTCCATTAGTTCCTGTTGCTCCGTGGAATGAACCAGACTGTGCAACTGGAAGAGATCCTGAATAAGATATGTTACTGTTGTCACTACCTACTGTTAAACCATCAGTTCCAACATAATTTAATGTTTGGTTATTAACTGCTGATATTCTTACGAAGTTAGACTGGTTAACAAATTCTCCAGTAGTTTGGATATAAACGTTTCCGTCTCCGTCTGTAGTCTTAGATTTAGTTTGGTTACCTACAACTCTTTCTATATAGTTTCCTGAGTTAGGATCTAAAGATAAGTCGTTGAAAGTTTCTAGTATTACTTTATTTTTAGCGCTATCATCTCCTCTTCGTACTGTTAGAGTAAAAGTTCCTGTACCATTTTGTATGTTGGAAACTTCATATCTTAAGTTATCAGCTGATCCAGATTTAAGTGATCCATCACTATTTTCTGATCCAGCATCGCTTGCTCCAGTAGAGTTATTAAAGATTGCTCCTTTACCGATTGTCTCTAAAGTAAATGGATTATTAAGCGAACCTGTTGCTGCTGTAATATCGGTACTAGAAGCTACTGAGTAAGATCCAGAAGCTACTCTAGTAACTAATACTGATCCTCCTCCTTGATTGAAGTAAGATTTTACTGCAAGAGACGTTAGGTACTCTTGTTTTGTCGAACCAGATTCGAAAGTAACTCCGAATATACGTTGATATTGCCCGTATGAGGTAACCAGTGTTGGATCCTCAACTGGTCCTTTTACAGTAGGACCTAGGATAGCTGCACCAGCTTCTACGGCTGCTGGAGCGATAAAGGAAATATCATTTTCTCTGGTTAATACACCTGGGGAGATTAATGTTTCTGCCATGTTCTGTCAATTAGATTATTTTGTACATTAATAAATATCTTGATATATACGAAACCTATAAAGGTGAGTGTACGTATTCCTATATAAATAGGTAAAAGAACTGGAGAAGTGCTATATAGGTTTAAAAACTCCCGATACTATGTCTACTGTGCCTCTACCGTACTTTTTTTCTAGACCTTTTGCAACTTCTAATTCTCTTGTTTTAAGCTTAAAATAATAATCTTCTGCTCTTTCTTTTCTTCCTTCGAGCTCTAATTCACTAATGCTAATCTTACCAAGTTCTTCGGTAATCATTCTACTGCTTTTATCTATACCTTTAAGTATTCCTATTTCTTCTTCAGAAAGTTTTAGTTCTCTATCCATTTATATAACGTTTTTATTAATATAAGGTTTAAAAATATTACTCAACTCAGGAAAAGTCTTTTGAAACTCTTCTTTTCTATTTACATCTAAAAAATCATTAACTTTGAAAAACTTATCAAAAGATTCAATAGGAGCTGAATTTTTATTCATAAATTCTACTGTTGTATACACTTGATCTTTAACTTCTTGTAAATCTATTGACTCTGCATAGCTCATTAATTTTTCAGTTATCTTACCTTTAAAATTATTAGGTATACATTTAACTGAGTAGTAAAGCGGCCAGCTAACTTGATTAAAGAATAGTGGCATGTTAGGAAAAGTTAAAGTAAAAAAGTCACTTACCTCTCCTAAATCTAGTATATTAAGAACTGATACTGTAACGCATATGTCTAACCTGTAGTTAAGTTTATCTTTAGTAGCATCATTCCACTTATTCATATTTTTGAGTACTTCTACCCAGTTACCATGGTATCTTATGTAATTAAACTTATCTTCTATTCCATCTATACTAAAGCTAATAGTAGTATGTTTAAACTGGTCTAATATTTTTACGTATTCTTCACTAAAGATAGAACCGTTAGTATTAAAATGAAGTCTTATATTTTTACTATATCCTAGTTCAATTAGCTCTTTGAGAAACTCCCATTGTTTCTTTACTAAGAAAGGTTCACCACCGTACATATCTATGGTTTCCAATGTTGGAGCTACTTCATAAACTGATTCCCAGAATAGACTGTCATCTTCATAACTCTTGTACATTTTCTTAACATACGAATTATACTCTTTATCAGTTTTGTCGTTGAATCTAAGTTTTTTATCTTCTTTATACCATTTTATGCTTGCTTCTATTCCGCACATACGGCATGCAAAGTTACAAGTATTACCTAAATTAAGTTCTAAGAATCTTACAGTATTAATTAATTTTTTTTCTCCAAAATTTCTAGTATCTCTTATTCTTTTACTTTCAATACCTGCATCTTCTTCTTTCCAACATCTTGTACATTCAACTGGTCTTTCTCCTTTATTAAACTGTTTTCTTAAATCAGATAAAGTTTTATTTTTAAATACGTCCGGTAGTGTGGTAGAATTAACGTTTACTTTTTTACCTTCTTCGTCTTTGTAATCTATATTAGGATCAAAGTAACAGCAAGGTTGAGTAGTACCGTAGTTAGTTACTCTAAGACCACTTTCAATATGTACACATCTTATACTCATATTAATTTACCTTTTAATGCATTAAATAACTCAGGAAAATGATCGTTCATTTTCTCTCTTCTTAATTTATCTACAGCATTAGTAACTTTGAAAAATTTAGATATTTCATTATTATAAGGAGAGTTATAGTACCTGCCGTAAAAATCATGATATAGTTCACTACTTAATTTACCTTTAATACTATCTATTTTTTGCTGTCTTATATTCTGTGGTATAACAGTAGCATTCTGGTATGCAGGAGCATGTACGTGATTAGGTATGATTCTTGGTATTTGACCAGTACCGTCTAATTTATATAGCCCTTCTTTTACTAAGTATTGAGATAATTCTTCGCAATATAGGAAATTGTAAGCACTTATAGTCTGAGTAATAGTATAATTAAAGTCAAATCTCTGTATAAATTTTTTAATATTGTCTATAGTTAACTTAAAATTACTCAGTTTTCTAATATATGCATTTCTTTCCCATATATCGTCTAAGCTAAAACTTATATATACGTTATGAAAATTTTCTAATTTCTCTAAAACAGGTATAAGTTTTTCGAAATTGTAATTACCGTTAGTTATGTAAAAAATATCTATACCTTTAGCAAGGTCATCTTCTACTAATCTTTCTAATAAGTAAAAATGCTTCTGTACTAAGAAAGGTTCTCCTCCACTTATGTGTAATTGACGTATATTAGGACTATTAGATATTAACTTATCATAAAATTGTTGGTCCTCCACCCAATCGTAGTTAGACCACTTACTATTTTTCACCTTATCAAAATTACTAGGTAGAGGTACCTTATCTTTTAATTTATAGTAATCATCTATCCATGAAGTAGATGACTCTGCATTACAGGAACGGCATTTTAAATTACAAAAGTTACCTAATCTTAATTCTATATTAGATAAGTCTACATCTATACTACCATCTGGTTTTGTTATTTCATCAAAGTCTACATCGAATACTGAATCTCTAACTCGTTTTGATCTACCTCCTGATTCTTCTACTTCCCAACAGGTCTTACATGCTAGAGGTTTTTTTCCTTCAAGCATCTCTTTTCTAATAGTCTTATAACTATCAGAATTAATTATATCTTCCAGAGGGTCCGTAGCTACATTATGTATTCTAAACTCAGCATCTACTCCAGTAGTAGCTTGTGATCCAATATAGTTATGATCAGATACACAGCATATAGAGCAGTTACCGTGGGGGTGTACACTTAAATGCTTCCATGGTAAATCACATATAAATCTTTCTTCTTTCAGCATTAAAGTTTACTTTTTCCTATACTGTTATACCATTCAGTATAATAGGGATATATTTCTAAAAAATTCTCATTACGACCTTTATCTATTTTATCCGTCATAGATTTTAATTGAGCATATATTTTGTTAACATTATCTTCTGGGCTTTCATCCATAAACTTAAATATACTGTCATATTTTATTTTTAATTCTTCTTGCTCTCTTCCTTCAAATTTTTCTAAATGTTTACTATATAGGTATTTTACTTTATCTTTTAATTCAGTAGGTAGTATATTAATATTGTAATATAAAGGATTAGTTAAAATATTATTTAATTGAATATGAAATACATCTAATCCTAATTCTACCATTCTGTCAATAAATGTAGGTATATGGAATACGTTCATTATACTGGTAGTACAACTAACGTGAAAGTTTAAACCTTCATCTATACATTTCTTTATATTAGCCTCTACTACAGGCCACTTTGTACCTTTTCTTTTATATTCAGCTACTTCGTTTATACCATCTATTGAAGCAAATATTGCCACATTATCATTATTTACTTTTCTAAAAGGTTCCCATATTTTTAGATTATCCCATTTTTTAAATTTTAAGTAACCTAAATTTGTATTATACCTTATTCTAACGTCAGTATGACCAATCTCGATAAGCTTTTCCATAATATAATAATGCTCATCCATTATAAGAGGTTCTCCTCCGGCAAAATAAATTTCCTCTACGTCTTCTATAAACTTGTTAAGGTAGTATTGAATATCTTTTTTACTGTAATCATTTACATTTATTATAGCTTTAGGTAAATTAGAACCCCCAAATATCTTTATTTCGTCTTCAAACCATTTAGAACTTAAATAAGAACCGCACATCCTACATTTAAAGTTACAGAGGTTAGAAAATCTAAAGTCCCAATAAAGAAGTTCAAACTTTTCATTAGTTCCGTCTGGTTTGGTATGCTCTATTATATTAGGTATATGATGTTTGTAATGTCTATTAGTAGAAGTTCTAGTACTATCTAATCCGTTCCTTTCCTGCTGGTAGCATTTTCTACAATTGTCATGCTTCTTACCTAATAGCATATCTTTGCGGATGTCTTTCATTCTAGCAACATTCCATAGTTCTTCTAGAGTGTTATCCTTCATATTACCTAACTCTTCTCTATAGTCAGTTAAACAGCAAGGATATACATTACCGTTAGGCCAAGTATTAAGGTGAATCCAAGGAAGGA